ATCAATAATACCTTGTTCACCGTTTTGGCTGTACTTCCCGTTGTGTTTAAAATTCTTCATTTCTGCGTCTGTGGTGGTTAAATATGATAGGATAGTTATCGTTTGAGTATTGCTCTATTTTATCGTAAGTAAATGCACCGTTTGAGTAGGAGGCAGGCCAGTAGTGAAGTTTGTAACCGTATTTAATCTGCAAACAAGTGAGGATTGATTGGTCATGGCGATGTTCTTGAAAAGTAGGGTAGTTAGGCATCTTACTTGGCGTATCATCTATGAAGTCAGGCATTTGGCAGCATACCAACCACTCCTTTACGAATCTTCTTGTGTTGTCGTTTACTTTAAAGAATATAACCGATGCTTGTACTTGTTTTTTATTCTCTACATTTTCACCGTTTTTGTTGATAATATTCAACACATCAGCCTTACACCAATCAACATGATTCCAGTTATTCCCAAAAAAGAAAATATCTTCATCCATCTTTTCTATGATATGGCTTACATTGTTGATGAACTCTACACCTGCATCGGCATAGATTAGGTAACTATCATTCGGCAATCTTAATAGTTCATCATAAATTATGTATGGCTTAAACAACCAATAGCAGTTTGCGCCTCTTGCGCCTTCTTTAAATATTTGGTAATTTACTTTTTTAAAATACTGCTCTATGTATGATTCAGTTGCAATATCACATAAATCAGCACCATTCAATTCCATAGACTTTTGACACAATTCAGCCGCCTTAGTCATATTCACATCTGTGTAAGTTATTCCGTAAATCATAAATAACATTTAATTGTCTTATTCAAAATCCCTCTTATTGTTTTAGTGTCTGCATTATATTCAAATGCTAATTTTCTTATTGAATATTCTCTTGGGATATACTTGCCTCTTATTTCATCTGCTTGTTCTTTTGTAAGTTTTGCTTTATGACCAATTTGAAAAGAACCTTTATTTGCTTTCCACTTACCTTGTAAAGATTTCATTATATTTAACCTTCTATCTTCACTATGTTTCATGCCCTTTAGCTTTTCGCTAATTCTTTTTTTTACTTCATCAGTTACATTTCTGCCCTTGTTTGATTCGTGCATTTTTTTTATTAACTCAATAGGCACTCCTCGTTGTTTTGCCAAAAGACTCATTTGCATTTTTGATTCATCAGTATGCCTATAACCTTTCCCACCTGTACCGCCATCGTTCATATTTAATAATGATATGCCACATTCTTTATACAGCTTTATAAAAACAATTTCTGCATCATTTAAATCTTCTTGTATAACATCGAATGGCATTTCATAAATAATTTCGAATTTGTGATTTTCATAGCCGTATTTATTAAACGAATTTTGCAAGTAGGTTTTTTCTTTCCCTCTCTTGTGAAATTTCCATCTTCTTTGAATATCCCAAGATTGACCAATATAAATTTTACCGCTTGGCGATGTTATTTTATAAATACCAGTCATGTTAATTTGGATTCTGTGTGAATAATACCGTAATCAGCGTGGGTGTTCCATAAATCAGAAAAGTCGGGTCTTTGGGTGCAGATAAACGGCTTGCAGATATAACATTTAAGGTTCGGTTGTACCGTTTCCCGTAAGAAATCATCATAGATTTGTGAGGTTTCAGGATAGTACCTGTTTAAAATCCATTGAGCCGCTTTAGGTGTGTAAATTACCGCATGAGTAGTCCATGTTTCTTTAACCCGCCACCAATGGCCTGAAACGTGCTTTAAATTGTCCATTACGTTACCGCCCAAGTATAACACATCCCAATCTTCAGGGGCGGTTGCTAATACTTCATTAAGTTTATCACTTACAAACATCACATCATCTTCAAATACGATGGTATTTTCTGTAATGGATTTTAGTATTGCCTGTTGTGAGTAGTTAAAAGAAACGGATGGAATGTCGTGTTCTATTGCAGGGAATCTTTCTACTGTTAACCCTTGTTTGGCAAACTCTTTTTGTACTGTTGCCCATCGGTCTGTTCGTTTGTCAAGATTAAGGCAAATTGCTTTCATGTTAATGTAAAGTTATGTAAAATATTATCAACTAAAAAAGGGGCAAGGAATAAACCCCGCCCCGAATCCTACAACATGAAAACCGAATTACGAACCGATAGTTCCGTAAACTGCTGCTTTTGGTTGGAAACTCAATAATTCAATACGAGCCTCACCACGATATGTAACGATGTTCTTAATGAAATCATCTTGGTCTGTTTCTGTGCTTCTTACTGTGAAACCGCTTGCTTGTGCAATAGCAAAAGCATCTGTATTCAACACATAGAAACGGCCAGTAGTAACCTGAACGTGAGGGATAACGCTGATACCTGCAATACGTACACTACCATCAGGAGCGATTACAGTACCACCGGGAACTGAATAATCAGAAGGCTTAGTCTTTAATACATCGCCCCATGCCTTATGAGTAGTTAAAATCAAATTAGCAGCACCTAATCCCAAAGCTGCGTGTTGAGTGATACCATCAACCATCTTAGCTGAAGTGTAAGTTTCTGAACTTGAAAGGGCAGTAGAGCCACTTGCAATAGTGTTCAGGAAACGAGTGTTTACAGCTTGGTTGAAATCTTCAACAAGTGATTGAGAAAGATAAGCCTGTAAGAAAGGAAGGTCTTGTAACATTTGACGGCTTACTTTAACGTAACCTGCAATGAATGGAACACTTACGTTCACCATTGTTACATCGTAATCCACTTGTGCTTTTGCGTTGCCTTCTGTTTGCGCTCCAAAGCTACCTTCACCAACGGGGCTGTTTCCACGAGGGAAAGTAACATTGCCTGTTGCAGTAGGGATAACACGGAACAACTCATACAAACGAGGGTTAGACAAAATAGAACGCATTTGATTGTTTGGAACGTAGCTGATTTGGCTTGTGCCAGTCAGTTCACCGCCCAAAGTCATAGTACCCAACTTAGTAGAACTAAATGGAGTTTCACTCTTAATCTTGTCGAAGTTTTCAGCAATCATTTCCTTTACTTCTGCTTCTAATACAGCAGAACGGCTTGAATAGCTTTTAGCTTCAAGATTAGATTTCAATGCGTTTGCTTTAGCAGCCATTGCATCAATCTTACCTTTTAGTTCTTCCAAAGTTTCGCCTTTCTTCTTAGCGTCTTCGTTCATTTGTGCAACATCAGCAGCGTGTTTTGCTTCGATGGCTTTGATTTCGTTACTGATTTCAGATTTTACACCTGCAACCATTGGGTTGAGTGCATCCTGAATGTCTTTAATTTCTAATGACATGATTATAAATTTTTTATTGTTATTAATGTGATTGCTTCTTTCAGCTTCTTTAATTCTTCCTTATTCGGGTCAGGTGTTTCTACAACGGGCTGAGTGATTTCGGTTAAATATTGTTTTAGCTGATTAAAGTAGATTTCTAAGTTTTCGTACATTTCTTCGTTCTCAAATGTGCCTGACTTAATAGACTTCAATACTGAATCCATCTTTGTCATTACATCTTCTGCACTAAGTCCTTTCATGCCGGTAAAGCGTGCCATCTCATTAGCACCAAAGGTTACAGTTGAGCCTTCCCATAGCTTTACTTCTGTGATTTCGTTATAGCCGTCTTTCTTGCCTTGCTGAACGGTTCTAAAACCTATTGAATGTTCATCCACTACACCATCAGCGTATAACTGGAGAACATCTTTACCGTATGAAGTTTTGCTGATTGTTGATTCAAAATAAAGGCCGTAGTTATCCTCTTTGAGTACGTTTGGTTTGCCTAAAGGATAGCGAACATCATGCTGCCACAAATGTTTTATACGGTTGCCGTTGTTCTTTATTGAACGCTCAAACGCTCCTTTAGTGATTACATCACCGTCTGAATCTATGTTACCAAAAACAGAGAAGTAACCTGTAACCGTTCCCGATTTTTGGTCAACATCTTTTATCTCTGCTTTGATGCTTTTAACTTGATAGAACATATTTTCAAAGTTGATTGAAAGTTTTGTACTTTATGGAAATACTGTCAACCTTGAAAAGAGAAAGATTGCTTTCTTACTAAACGTCCCTGCTCATCACGTTTATTAGTAATTGCAAATGTGCATCTGCATTGTATTACATCAACCGCTCTTGCTTCAGGGTCATGTGGATGTTCTAATTCGCTTCCGCTTCGTGGGTCTATAAATACTGATTCAAAATCAACCGTCTGCCCGTCTAAATGCCAATGGTCGGCTTTATCTTTTACCCCGTTAATAGGGTTGCCTCTTGTTCTGTTATCCTTTGCAGCTATCCATGTCTTTTGCTTCTGAAACGGGCTTTCTTTTGCACCTACAAATGAACCTGAATGTATTGCACGACCTACTTCGGTTCTTGCAATTAGTTCTGCTCTGTTTCTGTTTATCCCTGCTAATTGAGTTTCAATGTATCGTGCCATATCTGAATAACCCCAACCGCCTTCAACTGCTTTATTTAATGCTTTTATAAATTCTTCCCTACTTGTTTGAACAATTCTGAAAACTCCCTTATCGTAAAAGTTCAGTCCTAAGTATTCCATTATCTTCTGCATCCATTCAAGTGAACTGCCTAAACCTTTTTCACGCCTTAGACTGTCATAGTTTCTTCTTGCGTATTTAACGCCTACCTCTCGGATAATTGCAGTAAGTGTATTGGTAATTGCAGGTGAAGTAATTAAGTCATTTACAAATCTTTTTGCCGCTTGTGGTGATTCCTGATAAGCGGCTAAGAACCTGCGAGCATCGGAATCCAAAGCAGCGTTAAACCTAATACGGTACTTCGCTATGTACCTAATCGCTTTGTTTCGTTCCGCTATCCAGTAAATCCTCCTTTCTCTTGCTGTCATTGATTAGTTCTATTATTCGTTTGCTTAACTTGCCTCTGTTGATTATCATTTTGCCAAATTCATTAATGCAGTTCTTTTCTTTCTCGGTTTCAGGGTAAACACGTTTGGCAATCATTTCAGTTAGCTTCTTAATTTCCATTGTGCAGGTGAATAATACACATTTGATAAAACAAACAGGCATCTAAGTTTGCTACTAAGGTCATTGGGTACTCCACTTCCATTAGTTCAAACCCGTAAAGGTTAGTCCATATAATCCTTTGTTGGTTGTACATCTGTTTCTTCAACTATTTCTACATCTTCAAGTAATCCGTAATTGCCTGTGATTAAGAACTTCTCATGCGTTGGATTGTTCGATTCTTCAAAGCCTGTTAATTGCCTTAGTTCTTTACCATTGATAACACCTCTGTCAAATAACCCACCCCAAACACTCCACATCTTGCTTATATCTTCTGCCAGTTCAGGTATTTGAGTAAAGTCAAAATCAACCACACCAACTGAAAAGGAAGGGGCTAAAACTCGGTTAAGTTCATCACGAAGCGAATTACACATAGGCATAATCAAATCAGTAACAAACTTCTTTTGCGCCCATTCTTTGTTTGAAAACGATTGCCCTGCTATCAATACATCAGGGTCAACACCTAAAGCCAAAGAGATACGTTCTAATGTGATTTGCTGGCTCTTTAATAACTCCATATCTACACTATCCTTTCCTATGTCTAAGTAACCCCACTTGCCCTGTAATGAAGCAACAGCAGCTTTCATCTCGTGGTTGTTTATCTTCCTGT